TGGAAAAAATAAAACTTTTCAACCAGCAGATAGAGTATTTGGATATTAATGGATATAGATGGAAAAAAATTAAGAGTTGGATTTCAAGATCTAACTATTGAAATAAAAGACGCAGATTTTAGAACAGATAATCTCACAGATTGTTATGGTCACTATCTGCAAAGAGAAAACAAAATACAAATAAACACAAATTTAGAACCACATGATTTGTTAAACACAGTTATTCATGAAATTTTACATGCGTGTTGTTACGTTGGTGGGCTTACAACTAAATCTAATCCATTATCAGATGAAGATAAAGAAGAAGTTGTTACTAATACATTAGCTAACCAAATACATATTGTCTTACGAGATAATCCATGGCTCATAAAATTTATACAAGAGTCATTATCAAAAACTAAAAATAAGGAGAAATAACATGGATATCATGAAAAAATATAAACAAGGTGATTTAGACGAAGTGCCTAGTGCAAAAACTGGTAACGAACCTATGAACCTTCCTGCTGATGAAGTAGGCGGAGAAAATGTTGATGCACCAAAAGTAAAAACTAATATGGTGGATGGCAAAATTTTTTCTATGGCTGACGAAAGAGACTATTAATTAAATATAGGAATAAACAATGGCTGTTGATACACCAGAAGATGCTATTATAAGTTTAGATGATTCTGATGAAAAAAAAGAAGCATATGAAGACTTTTCTAATTTACAAGGATTAGTTAAAGAAAGATTTATTAAATCTGAAGATGCAAGACTTTTTGATGAAAGTAGATGGTTAAGATCATATCGTAACTATAGAGGTATTTATGGTTCTGATATGTCTTTTACAGAAAAAGAAAAATCTAGAGTATTTGTTAAAATAACTAAAACAAAAGTATTAGCAGCATTTGGTCAGCTAATTGAAGTTTTATTTTCTAGTGGAAAATTTCCTATTGGTGTAGAGCCTACGCCTGTACCTGATGGTATAACAGAATTTGCAAATATTTCTGATCAAGAGGGTGAAGGAAAAGATGTAAATCCTAAAGTTGAAATACAAGACATATATGGTTTTGATGGTGATGGAAGAGTACTAGAACCTGGAACTACAACTGCAGATTTACTAAGAGGATTATCTAATAAATATGAAGGTGCAGAGTTTAAAGAAGGACCTTCTATTCAGTCACCTCAATCTCCTCAAATAGAACCTGCAAGAGAAGTTTCAGAAAATCTACAAAAACTATTACACGATCAGTTAGAAGAAACTTCTGCTATAACTATGCTAAGACATGTTTTATTTGAAATGGTTTTACTTGGTACAGGAGTTTTAAAAGGACCATTTACACATGATAAAGTTCTGCACAAATGGGAAAAAGATGAAGAAGGTACTCAAAGATATAGTCCAAAAGTAAAAACAGTACCTAAATTAGAAGCCGTTAGCATATGGGATTTTTATCCAGATCCAGATGCAACAAGTATAGAAGACTGCGATTATGTTATACAAAGACATTCGTATAATAGATCACAATTAAGAAATTTAAAAAATAGACCATACTTTAGAAAGCAAGCTATAGCAGCTTGTTTACAAATGGGTGAAAACTATGAAGTTCGTGGTTTTGAAACTGCGTTATTAGATAGAGAAAATGTAGATGATCTTCAAAAGAAAAGATTTGAAATTTATGAATATTGGGGATCAATGGATAAACAACTTGCAGAACAAGCAGGTTTAGAAATTAGTGAAGATATGGAGGACTTAGATGAAGTCCAAATAAATGCATGGATATGTAATGGTCACATACTAAGATTAGTTATGAATCCATTTACACCTGAAAGAATACCTTTTCATGTATGCCCATATGAAATAAATCCATATCAATTTTTTGGTGTAGGTATACCAGAAAATATGGAAGATGCACAAATGGTAATGAATGGTCATGCAAGAATGGCTATAGATAATTTAGCATTAGCAGGTAATTTAGTATTTGATATTGACGAAACACAATTAGTTCCAGGACAAGATATGAGTATATATCCTGGTAAAATATTTAGACGACAGTCTGGTGTAACAGGAACTGCAATTAATGGATTAAAGTTTCCTAATACTGCACCAGAAAATTTAATGATGTTTGACAAGTTTAGACAACTTGCAGATGAATCTACAGGCATACCGTCATACTCTCATGGTGCAACAGGTGTACAGTCAACAACAAGAACTGCTGCAGGTATGTCTATGCTTATGGGAGCAGCTGCATTAAGTATTAAGACAGTTGTAAAAAATATTGATGACTACATGTTAAGACCTTTAGGTGAGTCTTTGTTTGCTTGGAACATGCAATTTAACAATGAAGTAGAAAATATAAAAGGTGATTTAGAAATAAAAGCTAGAGGAACTTCCTCATTAATGCAGAAAGAAGTTAGATCACAAAGATTAATGACGTTTATGCAAACTGCTAACAATCCGAATATCGCCCCATTTGTTAGATGGCATTCTATACTAAGAGAAATTGCAAAATCATTAGATATAGATCCAGATCAATTAATTAATGATCCAGAAAATGCACAAATTTTTGCAAAAATAATGGGGATGACAAATGGAAATCAACAAGCTCAAAACAATAATCAGCAACAAAATAATATGGAAAGTTCTCAAAGAGTACCTCCAGGAGCAAATCCAACTGACGCAACAGGAGTTGGAGGTGGCAACATCGGAACAGGAAATGTACCGCAGCCAGGGGAAACTGATTTCTCTCAGACGATTAATTTCCCTAGAACACCAACTAGACAAGAAAGATAATAAGAGTAGAAAGTTTTTTTAAATGCCAATATATGATGCCCCACCAACAGTAGATCCATTAACAGGTAGAGTGCCCCCTTATAAACAAGTGCTAAGACAGGATAAAACAACTGGAGTTTGGTCAACTAAATATGAATATTCTGATAAGCCTGCACCAAAAGTTAATGTAGGTGGTAATTTTGGCTACATTGGAGATCCTGTCCCTCTTCCTGTTGGGCCTATTGAAGAGGCTCCTATTAAGGATCCAACTCCTACAGTTGAAAATACACCTTTTGAAGCAAGTCCTCTAGAAACTGCATTTACAGGTGGTGAGTTTAGACAAAGAGAAGCAGATAGAAAAGAAAGAGAAGAAGCTGCAAAACAAGTTGATTTTAAAAATATGTCTATAAGTCAACTTCAAAATTATTTAAATCCTAGCTTTGGAGAAAAAGCATTTATGTCTGTAGTTGGTGGAGTTAGTCCGTTTATTGGAGGAGCTATGGTTGTTAATAAATTTTTAGCACAAAAAGAACTTGATGAAAGAATGGAAGAAGTTCAAAAAACATATCAATCTCCTGAGTATAGAACACAATCTTTAGCACAAGAAAGAGGAGGGTTTATTCAGTCTCCACAACAAAAGGTAGCTGGTTTTGGTAGTCCATCAAGCACAGAAATAAGACAAGACCCTATGACTGGAGACGCATCAATAGCAGAAGAAATAGCTGCACAAGATCGTTATCAGGCTGCTTTAGAGCGTAGAAGACAAAACGTAGAGCAAGAAAGAGGTGGTGCTATAAAATCAAAAAATGCACTAATGCCAGGCAGTGTGCAACAACAAATGCAAGATGCAATGTCAGATGCTGCAATGAGAGGTGGATCTAGAGATGTTGGAGAAAGAGCTTCTACTAATGCATTTAATGAGGCAACATCTGGACTTGAATACAGTGGAGAAACTATTACTGGTTTTAAAGGAACTCCACAAGAAACTACTCAAATAGGAACTTTTAGTGAAAGAAGAGCAAAAGAAGAAGAAGGTCGTAATGAAGATGGGACTGCTCAATCAGGATCAATAGCAGAGTTAAGAGATATAGCTGCAACACAAACACAACCTACAGCTAGAGCTGTTAATAGATCTAATCCTGTAAGTAATAAAGCTGGTAAAAATGAAGTTGGAGATAAGAATGGAAATGCTGTAACAGATAAAAAAGGAAATGCAGTTAATTTTGGCAAAGGCACAAAAGCATTTGGAAAAATGAAAGAAAAAACTGGAGGAGGTAAAAAAAATGGTGGTGGAGATGATAGAGTTATTTGTAGTGAATTATATCGTCAAGGATTAATGCCTAAAGAAGATTGGAGATTAGATCTTTGGTATACACAAAATTATTTAAATAGAAAACATATTGTTGGCTATTGGTATTATGCAATACCTATGGTTAAAATTATGAGAAAAAATAAATTAGTTACTAATATATGGAAACATATAGCAATTAATAGAACACAAGATATTAAATGGAGACTTGGTACAGGTAAATTTAATTTGCTAGGAAGGATATATAGTATAGTTCTTGAAACAACTGCAAATATATTAGGGCACTTTGTAAAAGAAAAAGATTATACAGTTTTATATAAAGGAGAAACACAATGGCAATGACACCACCACAGTCTGGAATGATGGCACCAGCAATGGCTCAAGAGCCAATGCAAGCACCACAGCAACCAATGCAAGCACCTATGAAACAATCCATGGGTTTAAATATATCTGGCGAACAGTTTACTAAAGTTTTAAATACTTTAGACCAATCTGATATTGAAGCATTAGATACACATTTAACTCCTGTAATAAAAAACACAATAACTAAATTATTAGGTGCAGAAGTTGGGGCAATTTTAAAAGATTTAGGGCCAGATGAACCTACAGTAAATATTCCAGTATCTGTTATTGCATCATCATTTCCAGCAGACACAATTGAAGAATCAATAGAAATAATGAAAGCTGACATGGCCAGTAAAAGTAAAAATATTCCTAGCCCACCACGAGGTGGATTAGGCGGAGAACCAATGAAGGATTCTCCACAAACTGACGTGCCACCTATGCTAATGGCATAGCACACGAGGGCTACCCTTCCCATAAGGCACCCAACTCAACTAAGGAGGATAATATGGTTGACGAAACACAAAAAGCTTTAGAAGAAGCTACAGAAGAACAAGTAGAAGACACTCAAGCTGAACAGGATCAAGTAGAAGAAATACTTGAACCCACACCTTATCAAAATAAATACAGAAGAGATCTCGATGATAAGGATACTGATACAGCTACCGAACAACAGGACACCGAAGAAGAAAAAGAGGCTACTCCTGAAGAACGCCCTGTAACAGCCGAGGAAAAGGCTTTTAAGAAACGTTATGACGATCTTAAACGCCATTACGACAAAACTTTGAGTAAACATAAAACCGAAGTTACAAAACTAAAAACGCAAGTTGAACAAGCTACGAGTCAAATGCTACCGCCTAAAGATCCAAATGAACTTCAGGCGTGGAAACAAAAGTATCCAGATGTATACGATGTTATAGAATCTGTTGCTTTAAATCAAGCTGATGCTCGTGCTAAACAATTGGAAGAAAAATATGAGTTCTTACAAAATCAACAAGCACAGATTGCTAAAGAAAAAGCAGAAGTAGAACTAATAAAGAAGCATCCTGATTTTCAGGAGATTCGTGCAACAGATGAGTTTCATGAATGGGTAGCATTACAAGATCCAACTATACAAGGATGGCTATATGATAATCCAGATAATGCTGATTTATGTGCTAGAGCAATAGATCTTTACAAAATTGATAAAGGTATTACTTCTAAAAAAAGTAAAACTAAATCAGATGATGTAAAAAAACAAGCAGCTAAAGCAATTACTTCAACTAAAAAAGCTAATCAAGTAAATGTAACTGAAAAGAAAATTTGGAGTGTTGAAGAAATTTCTAAGTTAAAACCTCATGAGTTTGATAAACACGAAAAAGATATTATGGAAGCTAGAAGAGAAGGTCGTATAAAGCAATAAGTAAAACTTAACTTAACGCTATAAGGAGAATAATATGGCAATATCAAGATCAAGTGGGTATAATAACCTACCTAATGATAATTTCATACCTGAAATTTATAGCCAGAAGGTTCAAAAGTTTTTCAGAACTGCTTCGGTTGTTGAAGATATTACAAACACCGATTACGCTGGAGAAATTGAAAATTTTGGTGATACGGTAAGAATTATTAAAGAACCTGTGGTCACTGTTGCATCATACACTCGTGGTGCTGCAATTGATACACAAAACTTAGCTGATGATCAAATTACATTGGTTGTTGACCAAGCAAATGCTTTTGCATTTAAAGTTGATGATATTGAAGAAAGACACTCTCATATTAATTTTGAGTCTGTTGCATCTTCATCTGGTGCTTATGCTCTTAAAAACGCATATGACAAAAACATCATTGCTGCAATGTTTGCTGGTGCAGGAACTACTGTTGGATCTGATGGATCTGGACAAGATGTAGGCACTTACGCAGAAGGTCTGTCTCTATCTGGTACACCAGAAATTGATCCAGTTAACGTAATAGCTAACCATGCTAAAAGACTAGACTCTGCTGATGTTCCAATGGAAGGAAGATGGTTTTTAGCAAGCCCTGACTTCTACGAAGAACTAGGTAAAGCAAACAGTAAGTTAATGGCAGATACTACTGGAGCTGCTGGACCATTAAGAAACGGTCAAGTATACAATGGAAAAATCCATAACTTCACAATGTATCAAACTAATAACTTTGCTGCGTCAAGCACATCTAACTACTTTAAAGTGCTTTCTGGACATATGTCTTCTACTGCAACTGCTAATCACATTGCAAAAATGGAAGTTGTAAGAGACCAGGAATCATTTGCTGATGTTGTTAGAGGCTTACATGTCTTTGGCAGAAAAGTTCTAAGATCAGAAGCACTGATTGCAGAACACATTTTAATTGATTAATAAGGAAGGAACAATACAATGGCAACATATGATCTTACTGCGAGTACTACTGCTACAGGTAGACCGTCAAGAATGAACCCAGGTGTAAGAACTCCTTACCTTGTGGAAAACACTGTAGATATTTCAAAAGTGAACAGTTCTTCTGGAGCTGCTCAAAATGATTTACTACAAATAATTGATGTACCTGCTGAGACTTTAGTTTTACACGCTGGTATAGAAGTGCTTACTGCACTTTCTAGTAGTGTAACTTTAGACTTAGGTATGACTGACGTAGATAACTTTGTTGATGGAGATACAAATGCTACTGGTTACGCAACGCTAACTGCGACTGCTAGACCAGCACCAAATGCATCTGCTGATACAATTGATATCACAGTCTTGTCTGCAGACTCTACAGCTGGTAAAGTCCGAGTTTGGGCTATACTATGTGATGTGTCTGGAACTTACGAGACAGCAAGTAACGCATAAAAAAAATTAGAGGGGAGTCGTTAGACTCCCTTCTTCTATGGAAGGAAGTTATGGCAACTTACGATTTAAGAAAAAAATCAGAAGTTTCTACAGGACAAATAAAGAAACCTTTTTTTGGACAGACAGTTAGTTTAGAAGCATTTGATAAATTAGAAAAAAAAGTATTAGAACAAGATAAAAAATTAAATAAGATATTAGAACTATTAAGAGATTAGTATGAATTACCTACAGCTCACAAACGCAGTATTAGCAGAACTTAATGAAGTGCAACTCACTTCATCTACATTTACTAATAGTAGTGGCATACAAACAACTACTAAAGATATTATTAATAAAGCTTTGAGAGATGTATATTCATCAGAATTAGAATGGCCTTGGTTACATAGTGACAAGACACAAGTTACATACGCTGGACAAAAAGAATACTCATTACCAACTGATTTTCGATCAGTTGATTTTGAGTCTTTTTATTTAGTGCCTACAGAATTAGTAGCTAATTCTACTTTTGATAGTAACATAACAAACTGGTCAACAGTATCAGGATCACCAGCATATAACTCTGGTGGTAATGGAAGACTAAGATTAAATGCAGCAGCAGCGTCTGCAAGTTTATCAACAATAAAAAATAAAGAGTATAGAGTACAAGTAAGAGTTATGGATACATCATCTAGTGGCTCTAGTTTAAAAGTACAAGTAGGAACATCAGCTGCAGGAACACAAAATTTAAACACAACAGTTACAGTAACAGATTTTGGTAATGGTAAGATATTAGATACAAAATTTACAGCAACAGCATCTACTACACATATTACATTAGATAATGATGATTCTAATAATTTAGATGTAGATTTTGTAAAAGTATCAGAAAATATACCCCCTAAAAAATTAGTATATATAACATATGATGATTATAGAAGAAGATTTTTATCTACTGCGCAAACTAATAATAGTGATCATTATGGTACACCTGATTATGTATTTAAGACACAGGATGATAAGTTTGGATTGTATAGAGTTCCTGATTCAGATGGCTATACTATAAACTATGAGTATTGGAAAACACATTCTGATTTATCTGGATCAACAGATACACCAGATATACCTGCTAGATTTCATGATGTAGTTGTAGCAAGAGCTAAATATTATATTTATAATCTTAGATCTGATCCTCAATTTACACAGTTTGCAGATAAAGACTATAGAGAAGGTGTTAAAAGAATGAGAATAGAATTAATTAATGCACCTAGTGAAATGTTAGATACTAGAATAAATTTAGGATACAATAGAAGAGGGGCTATCAGTGGCTGATACTTCACAATTATCACCTTTTGTATTTGGTTGTGGTGGAGGACTTGTATTAAATAAAGATTCATTTTCATACCAACCAGGTGAAACAAAAGTACTACAAAATTTTGAACCAGATGTTAAAGGTGGATATAAAAAAATATTAGGCACAACTAAATGGAACTCTAATATAGTGCCACAAGTATCTGCATCAACTGAAAGAGTTGTAATGTCAGCTATATTTGGAAGTGTGGTGTTAGCAGCTAGAGGTGGCAGTATACACAGAGGATCTACTGGATCAGGAAGTTGGACATCTACTATAACAGGATTAGGAACACCAACAGGCAACTACACATTTAGAAAATTTAACTTTGATGGCACAGATAGAATAGTTATATGTACAGGAACATCTAGTCCACAACTATTAACATCTGCATTTTCTGCATCTGTTATAAATGCTACTGGAACTGCTAATTTTAAATTTGTAGAAATATTTAAGAATCATATGTTTTTTGCAGGTGATTCTAGTAATAAGCAACAACTTAGTTTTATGGGTCCGTTTCAAACTAATGATTTTACATCAGGTAATGGTGGCGGTGTTATTAAAGTAGATACAGAAATAAAAGGCATAAAAGTATTTAGGGATGCATTGTTTATATTTGGACAAGATAAAATATTTAAGTTAGTAGGAAATACAGATCAGGATTTTGCAGTAGCACCTGTTACAAGAAAAATAGGATGTGTTGATGGTGGTTCTATACAGGAACTTGGTGGTGATATTATATATTTAGCCCCAGATGGTCTAAGAACCATTGCAGGTACAGAAAGAATTGGTGACGTAGAACTTGGTACTATATCTAAACAAATACAACAACGTATTGACGATATAACTTTAGATAATATTTCATCATTAGTTATTAGAAATAAATCTCAATACAGATTATTTTATCCAGTAACAACTGGTGCAGAGTCTGGATCAAAAGGTATTATTGGAGTAATTAAAACTAATCCAAATACAGGACAGCTTGGATATGAGTATGCAGATATTAATGGACTAAAAGTATCATCAACTGATTCTGATTTTATAAGTAATACAGAAACTATTGTTAGTGGTGGTTATGATGGTTTTGTATACCAACAAGAATCTGGCAATCAGTACACTAGAGCAGCTACAACAGCAGCTATACCAAGTAGATATAGATCTCCTGATTTAACTATGGGAGATCCAGGCATAAGAAAAAATATGCAAAGAGTTATTGTTAACTATACTAAC